CATCACTAACCAGGTTGGATGATATTTCATCTTCTTTGGTCAGAGACTGACCTGTTAGATCTACACGATTGGTGAAAGTTTTCTTGAACTCATTGTACTCTTCTTGAGAGTCAAACGATTTCGCGAGAGAAAAAGTAGCTGCTTGATTGCATGGTACCGATACAACCGATACTTCAAACAATTCAGCATCCTTAATCATTAATCCGTCAGTTTCTTTGATATAATCAGCATCCTTGACTTTGAAACCAACGGAAAAGGCTCCAAGAACACCGTCTTTTACTAGTTCACAGACATGGGCAGGAGCAGATTTACTAATCTTTGCTTCTAACTCTAGTCCGTTCTCTGTTACTCTAACTCCTGTGGCACGACCAATAGGTTTATCATAGTCGTGATTAAACAATATTACAGGGTTATTTTTAAAATTTTCTAAACCACCTTTTTCCCAAGCCTCTTTAGAGATTACATCTCCAGCTCGGTCAGAGTGGTTAGTACTTGCCATACCTCGTATCATTACGCTACCATCTTCATTCTCATGAGACTTGAACATAGAGGCTACATGTAAGATTTTATCCATATTATTTCTCTTTTTTGCTTGACCCTAATTTTGATAAGGGATCTTTTTTAACAGACAGTTTAGGCGCAGGCTTAGGCGCTACAGGTTTAGCTACTTGCTCAGGCTCAGGCGTAGTATGTAGCTCAATCCATACGTCGGGTCTAGTTTTACGTACCAGGTTTACGGCCTGCTTCCAAGAAGTAAATACATGACCGAATGACGTTACTTTAATAGGGATATTATATTTATCATTTTGGTACTCAGTCCAGGTAGGTACTTTTCCTATCTCTAGAAAGTACATTGCTAATTTCTCTACGTTTGCTCCAACTCTTTTTCCGGGCATTTTAGTCTTCCTCTGTTCCTTCAGGCCTTCCGCCTTCGTCTGGGTTTGCTGCAGAGCCTGCTATGTTTGCAGGTATGCGGATATCTTGTGTATTTTCTATTTCCTCAAAACCGAGACGCTCTCTGGCTTCTGCTGCTGTGATTATTCCACCATTTACTAATGAAGTATAATATGCGGATTGATCTCTCATTTCTGGTTGTAAGGCAGGGATTTCGGTAGTATCCTCTTTTATCTCAAAGCCAAAAAACCTTTCTAAAGCATAACTCATTTTTCTATGAATAGGTAGTATAGTCTCTAAGTAATACATTCGCATATTGGGACGAATGTTAGCGTTATTCCCAGAGTCCAAAAGAATGTAAGGAACTCCTAAAGCTTTTACTATAATCTTCTCGTTCTCAAGTATTGCGTTTTGAAAATCTAGGTCTTTAAAATTTACATTTGTGAGCTCATCAACTTCGATTCCACCGTCTAAGATTAAAGGGCGTCTTCCTCCAGCGTCAGGTCTATATCTTACGCTCCAAGATTGAATCATTCTTTCTTTGATTTTCTCAGATAAAGTATTAGGGGACTTAAGTACTAAACCAGGAACTGCTCCATTGTTAAAAAAGTTATCTTGGAAGTCACGCATAGACTTGATAATCTTCATGGTTCTAACAGCTGGTTTTAATCTAGAAACTCCTCTGTACATATCATGGAATGAATTCTCTTTGATATGTACCATTTCATTAGGGGAGTAATCTACATCATTATAAGTGTATTTCTCTATATAAGTCTTAGGATCTCCATGGATCGTAACTTTTGAGGCTGGAACATGATAGATGAACGCACCATCAAAATATATAAAAATATTTCCGTCTAGAAGATAGTCGGTTATGCAATTACGTTTAAATGTATTAATATCTTGATAGAGGTTAGGCTGGTGATTAAGCAAAGAATCTACCTTAGCTCGTTTTATACCTTTTACAATACTAAGACTCTTTGTGGGATCCCCTACTCTCACAGGGATTTCTGCAACATCGTCTATAATCATGTTTACACCACGATTAACTATTTCTAATTCCTCGTAGTATCTCTCATAGCTATGGGTGGCCTCTCTAGAGGAGAGTGTTTGTTGTAAATACTCTTGTACAGGATTGAGCTTAAAGATTACGTTATCGTCTTCAGGCACTTTCCTATTTAAGATATTATCATACCAAGCCATGTTTTTCTCGTTGTATTCTTACCCAACGTTCCTGCTTTGTAGCAGTACTTAGTAGTGGGTCTTTACCATAGATAGAGTGTAGTTGTAAGTGGTGTTTGTGACATAACGTGGCGGTATACTCATACAACTCTGCGTCATGTTCATCAATAAATTCTTCTCGCCATTCTAGTACGAGATACGGCTCTAAGCCTTGTTCCTTAACCCATTTGTGTAGTAATCGAGTTAAGCTGTGAAAGTGATGGAAGTCTAGCTTTACGGTATCTCCGCAAATCTCGCATTCACATCCCTTTTTGTACTTAGACTTCGCTTTATCACGAATGTATTTTACTAAATCTCTTTTCAGTTCCATTTTCTTATCCAAAATTATAACTAGTTTCAGGTTTATTGTCAAACACTATTTTTCGTACCTGCATTAGAACGTGCCTCCACCGGTTTGAAATGAATATAGTGCGTACCTTAAAGCATCTGCCATGTGCGAGGCCATGTTATGTTTTGGCTTTTCTCTAACAAGGTTGGGATTAGTATCCCACTGGTAAGCATCTAGACACCCTAGAGTCTCTTTGCATTCTTGGTGTACAAACATAGTATCATTATCTACGATGGCAGCTACATGAGCTATACCATCCAGCACCGACTTCTTGGCGTTTATAGTACTAATATCATAATTCTGTGCAAAGTCAAAACGGGTCTGCGCGGCTGCGGAATCTATATAAATATAGTCTATGTCCCACTTATCTATTAGTCCCTGTATTTCTATGGCATGCTGCTCTGTCGTGCGTTCTGAATCATAGTACTCATCTAATACATGGAATACTTCATTATCCCAATCATACGCAATTACACAAAATGCAGTAGGATCTCTATACCCTACATCAAGTCCTGCGAATATGTCCATACCTTTTGGCTCAAACCTGTTGTAGTCCTGGACTTGAGTCTCGAAATTAAAGTTCCAAATCTGTCCTTCGTAAGTATTAAAATCCGCCTCATACTCTTGCTTAAATTCTGCCTCGCTCATAGACTTTCTAGCTTCTGATATATCTGATTCAGTCATTCGAGGGTTGTCTTTATAAGTTGCACGTATTGAACACCATTCAGGAAACTCGTCGCTGTATCCTCTATAAAAGAATTCTGAGAACCAATTGTTACGGCCACGAGGGGTTGATACAAATATAGCTTTAGAGTTAGGCTTATCTAGTGTAGGACGTAGTGCTACGTTGAAAGCATCTCTACCATCCGATAGTGCTGCTTCGTCAAATATGATAAGGTCGTAGCTTCGGCCTACACAAGAGTCTACCTGATTTACGGAACCCATACGAACGTTTGAGCCATTAGATAGTGTGATAACTTTATCTTTTGCGTTATCTTTTGTTACTTCTAAGTCAAAGTGTTTTATGAGACCCCGTTGTAGGTCGAAAGAAATCTGAGACAGTGAGTAGTTGGGTGACATTATCAACACATTACAGCCAGGAATAAGAGTAACTAATTGACCAATAATATTGGCTATGTACGTCTTGCCTTGTCTACGTGACAGTGCTGCCACTATGAAACGATACTTAGGGTTGTTAACTGCATTGATCATAGCTATTTGCGACTCTAGCGGTTCAATGTTTAACATGTCCAAGTAAGGCTCTACAGGTATCTTCAAGAAACGATCAGCGGAGTCAAGCTCCACTATTTCGCTGCCTACTATGTCTTTTCTACTTATTTCTATTGCCATTTTTACTTGCCTTTTGATTTATGTTCTATCTTTAAATACAGCTATTACCATTTTACTTTATCCGCCCAATATGCTGCAGACATTTTGCCTTTAGCAATATTTTTAGCGTGACGTGCTTTAAACGAACGACGCTTTGCCTTCATAGCCGCTGATTCTCCTGCTTTTGGCTTACCAGCAGTTTTGGCTCCTTGTTGTCCAAAACGAATAGTCTTTACTTTACTACCAACCTTTGCTACAACAATGTGAGATTTCTTTGCGTGACCTGGTGTGCGTTTAGGCTTATTGTACCCAGAGACTTTCGCTCGCTTTAGGCGAGAGTCTTTTTTACGGGCCTTGCGCTTAGCGGGCACCTTTCTTACCTCTCTTTTTTGGCTTTTTCTTTTTTGGTCGTCCTACTGTTGAACCGTATGTTCCTCTACCTTTTGGCATATTAACCTCCTAACGGGCTTGACGCCGCGTCTAGACCTTTCCAAAGATCATCTACTTCTCTCTTAAATGTTTTTACGTCCTTTTCGAACTCCTGTACATCTTCTAAACCTTCTTCTACTTTATCTTCTAGGATTAGGAAGTCTTTTTCTAGTTGGTTGACTTTATCTGTTGAAGCAGAAGCGTCATCTAGTACTTCCTGTTGTCTATCGCCTATATTTTTCAAGGTTACTCCTAGCTCTGCTAGTTTGCCTTGTAGGTGAGCAACGTTATTGTCTTCTAGTTGAGTCCTTACAGTTGCGAGATCCTGTTCTATATCAGATAAATCAGGTATTACTATAGAGCCTAAATCGTCTTCTATAGTGGCTACTCGAGAGAAAAACTCAGAAGCTGCCCAAATGCCCCCACCTATTGTAGTTGCGAAACTAAGCATAATTGCTATATATACACCCTTGAATGTAGTTCCACCAATTGTTAATTCTGTATTCTCTAGACTCATGGGAGTTCTCCCATTTCAGGTGCGGGGCCGCTATAAAAGTCTCCTTCTATAGGTCCTCCTAAGTATTCTTGTGGGTCTGTTTCTGTATCATAGCCCAGTAGAGAGGCTGTGTCTCCATATTGGAAATATCCATGAATCAGTATATCGGTATGATCTAGGTACACAGTGAGATGGTCGTCGTATGCACCATAGAATGCAGTTGAGCGAGTCAGATTAGAAAAGCTATCTATAGATATAGTATCGGTTGTGGATAGTATATCTACGTCAAGCGAAGCGTTTTTAAACACTGCGGCGCTTTGAGAGAATGTTTCAATCTTCTCTATAGACTCGTTGAACACCGCTACAGTTTGGGTGTCTAGAGTTAGGTCACTAGAGCGTATGAAGTTTTGCATATCTACCCTTTCTTCTGCAGTTTCTGCATTTGCAGTTATCTCTACAACGGCTGCTACTTTAGATATTTCTGTGGCAGCGCCTGCAAACACCTCAATAGTTGCGCCGAGGGACTCCATAGAGTCTTGATACTGGTCTTCGTAAAAATCTGCTGCTGTATAGTAGTTAGCATTTACTACGTCTATAAGAGCTTGATTGTATGTGGAAACCACTATTTGGTCTATTTGTGCCTCTGTGTAAGTTCCTGGTACTACTATATTTCCGTTGAGGGCTGCCTGTGCTGCAGCATCTGCTTGCTGTCTTGCTATAGCTACTTGATCGTTTATATAGTTTGAGCTAGTTACTAAATTATCAATCTCGCTCTGGGACTGTGCTAGTCCTGAAGCGCTCGCTAATGCTGCGAGTATCACCAACCTCTTGGTTTTCATCTTGCTTCTCCCCTCTGCCCAACACTAGGTCGTAGTATTCTTTACGCTCCAGGTAATTAGGAACGAAAGTTTCGGGCTGTCTTCGCATAGTAATAAATGCGGCTTTTCCTACAACGAGCTTTCCGTTGATTGACAATGGACAAGGCGTTCCACTAGAGAACATCGCTTCCCATACTTCGTCACTCTGGCACATTCTTGCTATTGCAGCAATTGTCATGCCAAGTCCTTTTAAAACAATTGTATCCTTTCTACGATTACACTCTGAATCTTGAACATACTTACCTTTACTAAACCCTAGTACCTGAGACTGTACTCCTGCTGATAAAGATTTAAGGCAACTGTCCTGGCCCGCAGACATTAGAGAGGGCGCTGTAGCAGTAGAGACAGGTATCTGACTAGATGCTCCTGCTCCATTGTATTGATTTGTGTTGCTTTCCGAAGTATTGTTACTATCTACGGTAGCCCCTTGGTAGTTGTTGTTTAGGTCACCTTCTTGGTTAGAAGAGTTATCACTATTTTCTTGTGAGTGAGAAAGTGCACTAAAGCACAGTAAAACAACTAGTGCTTTTTTCATGTTTCACCTGCTATTTATATGTATTTGGTAGTTTAACGTCGGATACGTCTACTGAGTAGGGTACGCCGCTTACTTTGACTTCTTTTACAACAACTTCTTCTACACCAATAAAATCTTTTGCGTCTTTTTCGTTTCTGAATTTGCGTATTGTAACGCCTTCATCTACTACGTAAAAGTTAGCTCGTCGTTTAATTATATTCATCCCATTTTCCCCGATAGTACCGTAATAACTAGAGACGCCAAAAATAGTATGGCAGCTCCTCCAATTGTTATGGTTCTTGATTCTATACGTTTAAGAGTTTCATCAATATGATCCAGTCTACGAAAGTTAGATTTCCATCTCTCTTCGCACTGAACTATATGAGTCTCTGTCTCTCGCTCTAGAGAATCCAATCTACTGTGATCATTCGCTTGTTGGTCCACTTAACAACTTCTCCATCAGCTTACCATAATTTCCCTGTCCAAAAGGTATTGACTCATTTATTTGAACATTCGTCTGGTTCTTTATATTACCCGATTGAGCTTTTTCTAACTCTGCTTGGGCTTTGATTTCGTCCATGCGCATCTTATGGGCCATTTGAAGTAAGTCTGCAAGATCCTTGCTAGAGTAAATCCCGGTTTCCTGAGCTTCTTCTAGTTTGGATGCAATCATTTCGTCTA